AAATGGTTAAGATTATTCAGTCTGGTTCTGGTGATGCATTTGTTGTTCAAGACCAAGATAATGGTGATGTATCACATTTCGTGATAAATGCAAGTGGTAATACTGCTATTGGTTTAATAGCACCATTAAATGGTAATAAATTAACAGTTTCTGGAAACACAACAATATATGGTACTTTGAGTGCTACGACATATGTTGGTTTACCAAATGCTGGTGTGTTAGTTGTCCCAATAGCAACGTCTAGTGTTGCAGTAGGTACTGGTTCGAATGATTACTATCTAAATTTTAAAATACCTTATGGTTTAACTATAAGTAAAGTTGATTTTTCAGTTTCAACCGCTGGTTCTGATAGTGTTAGAATAGGTATTTATAGGGGTCAAGATTTAACAGCTGTTTTGGTTGGTCAGAGTGCTGGTGGTACAGTTTCAACATTAAATTCTGTTTCAATAGTTGCTGAATCTGGTCAAAATTTAACCTTTAGTGGTGGTAGTTGGATTGTTATTGGTGTGGCTGTTGGTGGAACTACGACTAACTTATATGGTTCTGCTTGTCCAGTTAATAATTTAATAGCTTGGACAAACACAACGGATAGTTCTGGTGGTTTCCCAGCTAACCCTAGAAGTAAAGGTGGTACTAGAACCAGTTTCCCATCAATAGAAATAACACTTACTTAAAATTAATAATATGGATAATATAAAGATAGAATTTTTAGGTTATGGTGTTGAGATGAGTATTGGTAAATTAACTGATATGCAATCGAATTACGTATTAACACATCAAATAGAATGTAATACTAATATACCTATATTAGAGCAGAATAATCAAGTAACATATAAAGATTGGAAAGAAGTTAATGATTTTGGGTTAATTTATGGTGCCACATATGGTAGTAGTTGTCAAATTAATATTTTGGTTAATGATGAACCATATTTATTATCAAATATTATAGAAAAAAACGACTATATTTTAAAAGAAGAAAATAATAATTATTTAATGTCTTTACAACATTTAAACGGTATTATTTTTAAATATGAATTTGAAACAGAAAATTTTGATGAAACTAAATTAGTTTTTTTAATTAAAGATATTAATAGTTTATTTTGGGGTGAATTAATTTATGGTTTAGAATACGATAATAATATATTAACTAGTATTGATAAAATAAATGTTAATTATTATTTTGAAAATATACTAATAAAAAATGATATTGTATCACCTATACAAAAATTATAATCAGTCTTCATCATAGAAATCTTTTTTAGGTATACATTTATCTTTAATTAATGTTTCTACATACGCAAACATTTTAAGACCATTATCTTCACAATACTTTTTAAGTAGTTCATGTGTTTTAGTAGTTATTTTCAAGTTTTTATCTCTTTTCATGGTCTTTTTATTATAAATATAGTATTAGTATGATAAAAGTATGATAAAATTCATACTAAAAAAAATATATCTTTTTGTTTCGACTTACTTTTGGAAAAAACCTAATATTTATAATAAAGAAAACGATAAAGTAAATAACATAAAACAAAAAACAAAACTATGCCAAACCAAGTATTCGTAAGTCCTGGAGTTTATACATCAGAAAGAGACTTATCATTTATAACAAGTCAAATAGGCGTTACAACATTAGGTTTAGTTGGAGAGACAACAATCGGTCCAGCTTTCCAACCTATCTTTGTAAGTAACTACGGTGAGTTCAATTCATTCTTTGGTGGTCAAAACGCTACCAAAATAAAAGACACTGGAGCTCCAAAATATGAATTACCTTATATAGCTAAATCATATTTATCTATAGCAAACCAATTATTTGTAACTAGAGTTTTAGGACTTTCTGGTTATGATGCTGGTAAAGCTTGGGGTATTACATTGGATGCAGCACTTGATTCTACAACTGTAGTTACTGGTGCTACAACTACTTATAACCCATTAATTTCATTTACAGCTACGTCTGCAAATACAATGGTAACTTTAGTTAGTGCTGACCCACTTATTCAATCACTTATTGATGATGGTACATTAACTAGTAATTTATCTACATTGTCATATGGTGTTGTTGGTGGAACTGGAAGTGCAACTACAATACCTACTACTTACAAAAAAACTGGTTCAGTATTTAATGGTGTATCAACAACATTAATATTAACAGCTAAAGGTACAACTGGTGCTGGTGCTTTTATTACTGGTACAACTACTGGTGTTACAGTAAATTATAGTGGTACTGGATATTCAGATGTTGAGAACACACTTGTAGCGTTATTACGTTCTAGAGGTGGTATCGATTTAGATACACAATACCCAGCATTTGAAGTTACTGGTACAACTGGTGTTGTTTTTGATTCATCACTTACTGGTGCAACAACTGACCCGTTAGGTAATTTTGCATTAACTGGTACTTCTAATACTCAAGGTGTTTTCAATTACCAAATGTCTTTAGATAAAACTAAACAAAATTATTTACCAAGAGCTTTAGGTAGAACAGTTGCTGATGGTAACACTGCAATATTTGCTGAAGAATTCTTTAGTAAAATGTTTGAAGCGTTCAACACTGATAATAAAATTAGAGGGGTAAAACAAGTAGTTGTTAACTATGCAAATGAATACTCTGATTATCTTAAAGAATACCAACCAGCTGTTACACCTTATGTTGTATCTGAATTACGTGGTACTAAAGTATTGAGATTATTCAGATTCTGGACTATTTCTGATGGTAATGCTGCAAACGAACAATTCAAAATTTCTATTAGAAATATTAAATTAGATACAAAAGAGTTTGACGTTATAATTAGGTCTTATTATGATACTGATGCTCAACCAACTGTATTGGAATCATTCTCTAAATGTTCTATGGACCCAACTTCTAACAATTATATTGCAAGAAGAATTGGTACATTGGATGGTGTTTATCCTTCTAAGTCTAAATATGTATTGGCTGAGTTAGATGACTCAACTAACACTTCATCTGCATTCCCAGCTGGATTTATTGGATTCCCTATTAGAGATTACCAAAAAAATAGTAACACTACTGTTGTTACACCTAAATTAACATTTAAAACTACATACGGTGCTTTTCAAAATAAACGTAAATTCTATTTAGGTTTATCTGAAACATTAGGTATTGATTCGGACTTCTTTGACTATAAAGGTGTACCTCAAACAACAAGTCCAGATATTTGGACTGGTTTAACTGATGGTTTCCATATGGATATCGCAGCTACTGGTGCTACAATTGATAACGTTACTGTTGTAACTAATTCTACTGGTGGTACTTATTCTCCAATATTCTTATTCAATACTGGTAACGCTCAATTTAGAACTGAAACTGGTGTATTGAACACTGATTACGAAAAAATATATTCTCGTAAATTTACATTTGCACCTTTTGGTGGATTTGATGGATGGGATGTTTATAGAACTAGACGAAGTAATTTAGATAGTTTCTTAATCAATGGTACTTTAGGTTCTAAAGGTTTGACATCTGGTGCTTTTAGTAATAGAACTATTTCTAACGGTGATATGGGTATTAACTCTGATTACTACGCTTATTTAGAGGCTATTTATACATTCAAAAACCCAGAAGCTGTTAATATTAACGTATTTGCAACACCTGGAATTGATAACTTTGATAACTCTAACTTAATTGAAGCTACAATCGATATGGTTGAGCAAGATAGAGCGGATTCATTATATATCATGACAACACCAGATTTAGATGGTGGTGGTGATATAATGAATGTTGAAGATGTAACTGATTTCTTAGATGGTATGTATGATAGTAATTACTCATGTACTTACTGGCCTTGGATTCAAGTAAATGATACTGAAAATAACGTTTATATCTTCATGCCACCTACACGTGACGTTGTAAGAAATATTGCGTTCACAGATAATATTTCTTTCCCTTGGTTCGCAGTTGCTGGTGTTCAAAGAGGTAACGTTGATGCAATTCAAGCACGTAAAAAACTTACTCTTTCTGAAAGAGATGTTTTATACGAAAATAGAATTAACCCAATCGCTACTTTCACTACTGACGGTATCAAAATTTGGGGTAACAAAACTCTTCAAGTTAAAGAAACTGCACTTAACAGAATCAACGTAAGAAGATTGTTATTACAAGCAAGAAAACTTATTTCTGCTGTTGCTATCAGATTGTTATTCGAACAAAATGATAACGTAGTAAGAAACCAATTCTTATCACTTGTTAACCCAATCTTGGATAACATTAGAGCTCAAAGAGGTTTAACTGATTTCCGTGTTGTTTTATCAAACGACCCAGAGGAAATCGACAGAAACCAATTGACTGGACAAATCTTCTTGAAACCAACAAGAGCATTAGAGTTCATACAATTAGAGTTCGTAATTATGAATACTGGTGCATCATTTGACAATGTATAATCATAACTAAAATTTAAACATTAAAGCCCTCAAACGAGGGCTTTTTTGTTTTTATAGATATTTATATATATGAAACGATTAAAGATAACAAACGAACAATATAATAGAATTATTTTGCACGAGCAAAAATCTAGAATATTAATGGAAGCCGAACAAAAAGGTTTAAATCATTCTAACGAAGTATTGTTAGGTGTTGCTAAACTAATGGGTCTAGATGTAAAAGGATACAATGAAAAAACTGCTGATAAAGCGTTAACAAATCCCGAAGTTATGAAATCAATAAAAGATTCATTGGAAAGTGAAACCAATAGAAAAGAATTGATGGCTGACTTGAAATCGAAAGGTTTTACGGATTCAAACATATTATATAACGCTGATACAATATCGAAAAACTTTAACAAATATTCTAAAGAGAATAAATTGGGTTACACTATGGATAATTTTAGTTTGGTAAAAAAAATATTAAAGGATAAATAATTATTCAGAAATAGTTTCCAAGATAGTATAGATTATTTCAATTATTTCTGGAATACCATATTTTTCTTGCCATTCACCATCTGGTAAATTTAAACTTTTAACATGGGTATCATATAATTTATATAATTCTTCACTAGAAATTGATACGTTTATTTTCTTTTTTATTATAACACCAACGATAATTCCGCAAACCATTTCACCAGAAATATGCGTTATCCAATCACATTCATCGATTAAGTGGTTCATTGATTTGGTATATTCCGATAAAAGTTTTTCTTGTGTAATAATTAATTTTGTCATAAAAAAGATTTTAAATACAAATGTACGAAAAAAATAAACAAAATCAAACTTATTTTCAATTTCTTCATATTTATAGTAAAGAATAAAACTTTTTTAATAAAAAAATAATTCTTATAATATTTATAATTAAATAAGAACAAAAACTAAAAACAAAAGAATATGGCTGATTTATTGATGAAAATGCCCCTACCTTACGAGCCTAAGAAAAAGAATCGTTGGTTAATTACATTCCCAGCAGATTTAGGTATCCAACAATGGTGGTTATCTTCTGCTTCGAGACCTTCAATCACACAAAATGAAGTTGAGATTCCTTTCCTTAACACATCTACATGGGTAATCGGTAGATTTACTTGGGAATCAATCGATGTTGTTTTCCGTGACCCAATTGGACCTTCTGCTGCACAAGCAATCATGGAATGGGTTCGTTTACACTCTGAGTCTATTACTGGTCGTCAAGGTTATGCTGCTGGTTACAAACGTCCAGTAGAGTTAGAATTACTTGACCCAACTGGTGTTGTTATCGAGAAATGGTTGTTAGATGGAACAATGTTAACAAACGTTGGATTCGGTGACTTATCAATGGATGATGATGGTATCGCTGAGATTACTGCAACATTACGTTTCGATAGAGCAATCTTATTATTCTAATAAAACTAAAATACTAACAAAGAACCTAGATTATTCTAGGTTTTTTTGTTTTTTATAAGTATTTATAATAAAAAACATTATGAGAAAATCAGATAAACTTAAAAATTTTAAAAAGGTTAATTTATTAGCTGAACAAAGATATTTACAATCTAAAGGTATAGTGACAGAATCAGTTATTGAACCATCATTAGAAGAAGCTAATGCTTTTGATGATTATGAACAAGAGTATAATCAACATGAAGAAATTAAATATATTTCACCAGAAAGAAAAAGTGAAATAGAAACTTTAGCTAATAAATATGAATTGAGTGGTGTTAAGAGCGATAAAGGTGTTGGTGGTGTTGACCCAGTTACATATGTTAGACTTGAATTTTATAAATTGATTGGCGATAGACCTAAATATTTTTGGGTTAATATAATTAAAGGTGATGTTAAAATTGATGGTAAAGAAAACTTACAAAGTATGATACCAGACGAAATTAAAAGACATCAATTTATGATGGATGTTAAAAATTTGGTTAATTCAATATTAGAAAACGAATTAGCTTAATAAATAAATTTTAAAACCACTTTAACGAGTGGTTTTTTTATTTTATAGTGATTCTATTTACAAAAAAACTTATTCACCTATATTTATTTTTAAAGTTATAACAAATAAAAATAAGTTTTAATATGGAAAAAAAACCCCAAGTATTCCCTAAACAAGAATCAACTGTTCCTCAAACTGAAGAACAAAGAATAGCAAAATTTGAAGCTGAGAAAAAACAAGTTACAAATTATATTTACGAACAATCTAAAACTCCACCACCAACACAAAATGAAGCACCAGAAAACTATAATGTTAATGGTCACGCAAATGCTGTTGAGATGATGCGAAATAGAACTCAACAACAATTGAATAATGTAGAACGAGGTAGTATGGTACAAGACCCATCATTGGCTGAAAAACAAACTGGTAGAGTTGTTACACAAAATTCAACAACAATCAAAGAAGATGACCAAGCTAAAATTCGTGAT